GTGCATGGTCTCCGTGTTCGTGGCTCACAATACATCCGGCAACATCAGATATACGCCAATCAATCATCTTCTTAAAGTCCATGAATTTACATCCGGCTTCGATTGCAAGGATTTCTCCATTGTCGGCAATTAAGGCGTATGAGTTACCGGATGAACCGGAACCTAAGACTTTTAATTTCATAGGCTACTCCAATTCTTCCTCTGCCGGAAAGTGGAAATATCCATTCAGATTGTTAAATTCCACACGTTCGCAAGTATCCTTAACTACCACAGTTCCAAAGCCGCCTTTCATAGCAGCCTTTAGCGTTTCATTGAAATCATCTGGAATATCCGCATTTGTGATAAATTTGCCTGCATATGCAATTCTAAGCATTTCCATGGCTTTCTTTGCTTTTTCTTCGGTGGAATAATCTGCAACATCTACTGAATCATCATATCCACATATCTGCATCCTCACATAAACGCGCCCATTTATACATCCTTCATATACAGAAACCCAAGCGTTATCATACGGGAAATCCTTTGTCCCGTCCTGCGATATAACTCTCATAGAAAACCTCCTAATCTTTCATAAAGTCCGGCAAATTCTCGTCATTCTCTGCCGATTCAATAACTTCCGCTTCGACTGCTGCGCTTTCAACTTCTTTTGCTTCCGCATCTACAACAAAATCCTCTGAATTGGCGTTCTCGGCAATTTCTTCCTGCGTCTGCTGATAAGTTTCATCCATCTGCATAAGTGACTGTGTAGCCATAGCGTTAAGGTCTTTCGGATGCTTCTTGATTGCATTATTGCGCATCTTGCGAATAATCATAGCTTCGGAAGTTTCTCTCCACGCCGCGCTCATATAAGGTCTTGCCACTTCACAAGCAAGCATTTCTTCCAATGTCTTGCATCCGAGAAGTGCACTGATAATCTCGTCCTTTTTAGCCTTAATTTCAGCCTTTTGCTTGTCGGTTGCCTTGCGCTTATTCTCGCAAATTCCAAACGTTTCATTCAAAAGATTGTTGCGCACATGAGCCAAAAGGTTTCCTTTCACGCCTTCACGTTCCGCAATCATGTATTCAATCTTTCCACCGTCCATCTCGACTGGATAAACTACACGGATTACTTTCTGCGACAATCCTTTTTCTTCCCACTCCGGCGGCGTAACTTCAACACCTCTGTGCTTCGGATATGTAAATTCATCCCCTTCTTTCACAAGCCATACCGGATAGACCTTTTTAACACCAACACCGAAATTACGGAGAAGTGCATCGTTTCCGTCTCCTTCGATTCCCATTTCTACTTCCTTGTACCAATTTCCATTTGCATCCTGTTTGCTTCTCAACTGGAAGTAGCACTCCCTCGGCACTGCATTGGCATTAAGTTGAAGGCTTGATACCTGTCCAATAATCTGTCTCAAATTAGATCCATTCAAGTTACTCATAGCGGCTTTGCTAGATGTAACAAGGTTGTAAATAGCACTCATAGATGCCATGACACACTGCTTGGAATAATCATTAAGTACAAGTCCATGCTCTGCAAAGTCACGCTCCATAAGCCCTATGTACTGGTTTGTATAATAGGAAAGTTGTGTATTCATTTCCTGTTTTCCCTGCGTAGATACTGCCGTATTTTCTGCCATAATTACTTATCCTCCATTCCGCTTAAAATAGCTTTGATAGCTTCTGCCATGCGTCTTTTTTGCCCTTTTCTTAATATTTCTTTACCATCCTCGGACAGCTCCTCTTCACTTACTCTCTGCAAAGCAAGGTTGTATTCCTTCTCTCCGAGAACTCCCCTTAATGCAACTAAAAGAGTTTCAAATTCAGCCATGATAACAAGCTTGGTTCCATTTACTTCTACTGTTCCAAAATCTGATTTAATCATGCCTATTCCTCGCTTTCTTAAATCTCATTAAATTTCTGCACCGCATGCAATTCGTTCGGAGTCTTTGCATACACATTGCCGTCAACTACCACAAGGTAATCAGCACCCTCTTTCTTAGGTTCCACCTTGCATGACTTACCATTTACATAAAATCTCTTTGTTTTGATAATCATATCTATTCCTCACTTTCTGCATTTTTTACAAGTTCAAATTCATACACGCTATTCATTGTTCCAACTACAAGATTTCCCTTTTCGTTGATAAGTGAACCACAAACACGGCTTGTCCTTAATATATTTCCGGAGTAATCCGTTCCGTCAGCATTTCTGACGTATTCAAGAATCATTGGCAATCCAATATGTGGGTTTGGCTTCTTTGTGATTCTGCCGATTCTCAATGGGTATCTGCCATCCGATCTTGTGATGTGCGTTTTTGCATCTCGAATATCAACAATGCGATATTCTTCATACTTCTTCACAACTGCCACCTTATCAGCACCGTAGGTATCCACCCACTTCATATCCACGGTTTCATCTGTAACTGTCAGCTTTGCACCCTTGGCATTTACAACCGTGTCACCAGCTTTCACAGAATCCTCGGTGCGATATACGTAGCTTCTTGTGCTGTTTGGAAATTTCGCTTTGATATACTGCATAATTACCTCTCCTTTTTCACATATCCATTTGACAAATTTTCAAGAATACGCAAAAGTCTTTCGTTGGTTTCTGAGGCTTTTTCAAGTTCTCTTATAAGTTTATATTCATTACACTCAAAGTTATCTACCTTTGTTCGCAAATCTGAGTTTTCAGCCTTCAATTTTTCAATATCATCCATGTACACGACCTCTCTTTCCTTTATTCCTCGTGTCTTTCTCGCAATACGGAAGAGAACAATGTCCGTCTCCTCCCCAAAACCCTTTATTTGCGTTCCTCCAACGCTTGCACGACATACACCTTGCATCCGGCTGTGTGATGTTATTTTTTATCCATATTCTTGACATTCTACACACCCTCTACTTTCAACTGTTTGTCCTCGGAAACCGTCAGAAGAATTAGCTGTGCATCCATATCCGGCACATTGAACTCATTCAGCGATTCTGCGTTATCAACAAAAATCGGCACGCTCACACCGTATAACTCGCTTAATGAGCGGATAATATCAAGTCCGGCTAAAATCTTGTGACCATTATTCAAATCTGAATATCCGACTCCATTCACGGTACACTCACAACAATCTTTCATACCGCCATTTAATTGCGTTTCGAAGAGTTTGAAATTAACTGTCTTAAAATGGCTATTGATAGATTCAGAAACCTTATTCAGCTTGAAACGAATGAACTCTTCCAAGAGGTAAAGCATCTGTTCCTGATCTGCAACTTTCTGCCCGATTTCTTTCTGTTCGTCTCTAAGCGTTTCGATGCGATCATCAATCATAACGTTGTTAGCCGCCTGTGCGATAATCTTATTTACTTCGTCAAGCTGGCTCTTTAATTTTGCTTTATCTGCTTTTGCGTCCTCAACAACCTTATCTGCGCCCTTGGATTCTAACTCTGCAATATCAGCAAGCAATTCATCCTGTCTATCCTTTAACTTGGCATATTCTGTGTTCTGCGTATAATCAGCGCAAGACGGAAGCTTAGAAATCTGTTCATCAAATCCTTTGATAATGTCAATTTCTTCCGCTTCACGCAGTTTCAATGTGTTGATTTTGTTCTCTAATTCCTTATTGTTCTCGGTCAGCTCCTTAATCATTTCAGCGCACGCATTTCCATAATCAACAATCATGGCAAGCGTTTTCGCGTGTTCTTCATTAAATACTTCGATTGCATCTGCTTTTCTCTGCGAAAAATCGGCTCTTAAAGACTCTATTTTATCTTCCGGCAATCTTTGTCCGCATAACGAACAAACCGTTGTAGATTCGTCAAATACCCACTTTGAATCGTCAAACTTCTTTTCCTTTTCCTCTTTATACTTTTTCGCAAGTTCAGCTTTCTTAAGAGTCTGTTCAGAAATTGTTCTTTTATTGCTATCAACAGAGTTCTGCGCATTTTCGATAGAGAATCGAATATCTTCCAACTTTTCCTCATGTTCGTATTTGTGTTTTTCAATCTCACGTTTCTTGCTTGAAAGCTCGTTATTCATGGTCTGCGCGATAGCTGACATTTCAAACTGACAATTCATTTCTTCGCTGCGCATTTCATCAATCCGCACATCAGATTTCCCCATTAAATCTTCAAGTGCTTCAATCTTTCTCTCTAAATCGGCTTTTAACAACTCCTGCTCTGCCACATCTACATCAACCTTGGATTTCTCGGCTTCGTCAATACGAACCGGAATTTCAGCCTGTTTCTTCTTCCATTCAGATAATGCCTTGGAAAACTTTGCACGAATATCATCCGTAGACGGTGCTTTTTCCAATTCGTCAATCAATGGCGCATACTTGGCATCGGTCTGCGCAAGTTCCACATCTGAAACCTCTGCAACGAGTTTCATCAGAATGTCTCTCTGTTCTTTCCATTTCAGAGAAGAAAAATACTGCGGATTGGTCAGCATCTTAAACATATCCTCACTCTGCGCTAAGCCGGAAATATAAGCCTTAAATTCAGCTTCACTCTTCGGATAACCGTCAATCTCATAAGAATTTGGGTTTCCCTGCAATGATACCGTATTAGTTCCACGCTTCTTAACCCAATTCTGCTTCTGAATCTTTGAAAGTTCCATTTCCTTGCCATCCACATCCAGAACCGCTACAACCTTGATTTCAACGTTATCAATGCGGTTTCCATCCTTATCCAGCGGTCTGACATTGAATTTTTCCTCTCCGGCA